TCATTATGTGCGCCCATTGGAGTCCTTAGTCAAAAGATGCTCTAGCGTATTGATTATTCGATGCTCTTGCATTTCTCTGTCCTCATCTGACGATTTCACATCGGTAGCCGTACAAAGTAAGTCATATAAAAAAATATGAAGCAACTCGTGCAGAGCCGTTTTGTCTAGGCTATCTGGTGTGATTTTCTCAGCACCCCAATCTCCCAAACGATAAACAGCAAGTCTTGCAGCAGGGGTAAACTCAACAGATGCCATTGCACCCTTGGCTGGTTTACTTCCTTTCTCAATTCTCCAATCACCAAGGCTCAAAACTTGTTGCCATTTTTTAACGCTCTGTGCAAACAGTTCAGCGTGTTCTGGTGTAGGAATGTTTGACATAGGCGCAAGAATACTTATCAATTATGTCATTTTGATGCAACGCCCTTTTGCTTCTCAAATGTTCTCATGCCAGCAATACCAAGGATTCCAGACAACATTACCCATAATTGCTCGGCATCCAGTAGTGGAGGAGGGGACATTTCAGCAGGGACGTAGCCCATAGCCTGTAGCCACTTCCAAGCCCATCCAAGTATCGGATAAGCAAGAAACTGGTAAGCAAGGGCAGCAGCACCAATCCAGCCAACAGCAGGCCTCCATCCAGATACAAATAAACTAGAACTTTTTGCTTCTTCTTTGTTAACTTGAATCTGGGCTATGTCGATGGCTTGGTCTAACTTTCTGTTCTCAATCTCCAACTGCATTTTCTCTTTGTCAGTTGTGATTAAGTCTCCAGCTACCTTACCTACCGAGTCAATGATTGAGGAGATATTAAGCAAGTTCATTTCAGTCCTGACAATGTACGATTAACCCATCCAAGCAAGAACTTAGATTGTGTTCTGTTCTTATTGCAAATCTCTGCGTATCTGGCAATCTTGGCTAAAGCGTAAGACTTACGAAAGTCTCCACCATTCTGATTGTTTAACAACTCAATGGTCTTAGCACCCATACCGCCATCAGGAGTGGCATTAACAACGATTTGAGCAATCTTTACAGCCATCGACATACCAGCGTTAACCCCAAAGTTAAAAATGCTACTGGCAATCTCCTGTGATGCTATCTCATCCCCACGCATCTTTTCCCAGAACTCACGCTTATAGAACTCACGAACCAATGGTGTAGCACCACCAAAGTCTTTTCTGTCAATCAATGCCCAGCCATCCCATTGAGGATTCTTGTTACGAGCAATCCCTGCGTAGGTCATGCCACCAGTATCACCCTCAACATCGTGAAGAACGTAACCGCCTTCATCCTTCATCATTTGCTCAAAAGCAGGTAGAAAATTAGCCACGTTTACATTCCTTTTTATCGTCATCGTGAGACAGTTTCACACCAGCTAACAAGCCAATAAAGCCACCAATGATGGTTTGAAATGCAGGGCTTAACAGTTTAAATATCTCGGCATTGTCAACTTCTTTAGCCCATAGACCAAGAACAAAAGCAGTCATCATTGCAAGCACCGATAAACAGAGTGTCGCACTCACCATCAAAGTTACTGCAAATGTAAGTTTTCCCTTTACATCTTCCATTTGAAACTCCTATGCGTATAAATCTAATCTGCGAGTTTTAAACATTGCCAACTCTAATTGGTTAACCCTAGCTTTCTTGTTATACAGTTCTAGTTCTAGTTCTATTGTTTCTTTTTCAATCTTGTTTGCTTTAGCAGCTTGCTTGTATTCTTCTTGAACTTTCTCAACAGCTTTATCAAATGCAACAGTCTGAATATCGTTTCTTGGCTGAACCATTGGATATAACTTGTCCAAGGTAATCATTTCTTTTCTCTCTCAAGTGCGTTTTTATAAGCAATAATTACTTTGTGTCTTAACTCTGCACTATCAGCAGTACCAGCCCACTCAGATAGATTATTCCAAATTACAACCATGTCGGTACTTTTGCATAAGTGCTGATGGTTTGTAAGCCAAGCAGACATTTGCTGATGACGCTCTGATGGGTTATGAATTGTGTAAGCTATCCCATAAAACTCACGCACACTACATAAGTCTTTTCCTGTAGATTGAAGTGCAAGGGTTAAAACAAGTGCTACCAGCCATTTCACGTCATAGCCCAAACGATGATGTAAAAACACCAAACGACAGTAATGCAAAAAAGGGCTGCGCTCGTAAAAGCAAAAGCCCAATCTTTCATTTTTTAATCCAAGTCTGCCAAACAGCACCAGCAGCCATAATCAGCGCACCCACCCATAGAATAGGCTTGGCAGCAGAGGCTATCCATCCCAAGACTTTAAAAGCCCCATCAAGAGCCTTTATAGCCTCTACAAGACCACTTGTGTTCTTGTCGATGGCATCCACCTTGCTTTCAACTGCAAGCAGTCTTTCGTAGATTTGTTCGTGAGTGACTTCTTGTGTCATGGTGCATCAGGCCATGTAATAGTCCAAGGGAAACCTGACTGATTGCTAATGTCACGCAATGCTTGACGATAAGTAACATAGCTATCTTTAACTGCTTGTGGAACATCAGCAGTTTGAGTCCAATCTGTAGCGGTTAATTTTTTATTGCGTTGTTCACGCACATCAGCAGCTTTGCGGTCATTTGCACCAGCATCCCATGCAGCTTCTTCTGCATCTCTTATTGCTTCTTCCTCGGCAGTAAATGGAATGTTGCCTTTTGCCGTTGTGTGAAATCTTGCCATGATTATTCCTTAACTGTTCTTGATGCCGTACAAACGGAATGTGCCACTATTTATGTTGCCTGATGACATAAAAAATCTAATCCCTGTTATGGCAGCTGTTGAACCAAAATTTGAACCTACTAAAGTCATTTGTGCAGAACCAATACTTGCAGTATTAGCCACACCAGTAGCAAATATGGTTTTTTGTAAAGTGGTGTTGGATGGGTTTGGTATGTACATAACAAAACTTGCGCCACCCTGTGTGTCACCAGACGCATCACGTAAACTATTTGCTACTAGATGGGAAGTGGTATTGCCGTTTGCTGCACCTGCGTAACTGGAACTTGTGGCGTTACATATAGATAAGTGATATTGATAATTATCTTCTACATATGCGCCACTTTGTTTTTGTATAGCTCGTAAACTAACTGCATTAGTTACAGGTCTAACTGATGAAGCAACAATTGCATAAGTTTCGTATGTGCTATCAAATGTGGTTTCAATATCAACTGTCGCTGAATTGCTTGCAGTTACAGTAGATAAGAAAGTCCAAGAACCACCAGCAGGTGTAGTCCAGCTAGGTGCAGCACCAGAACCGCCAGAAGTCAAAACATTACCAGATGAGCCAGCAGCACCTGCAATAGTTAACGCAGTTGTTAAGTTTGCAGATGCAATTGTTGGCGCAGTCAGCGTCTTATTAGTTAGCGTCTGTGTGTCTGTAGTTCCAACAGGAGTACCTGATGGAAGTGTTAAATCAGCTAGTGTTCTTGCTTTAGTCATGTATTACTCCAATGCTTGAATTTGTGCTGATAATGCTTGAAGTTGTGCAAGCAATTCTTCTTTAGTTGGCGCAGAAGAAGTTATTACTTCTGGCACAGGACGATTGTCAACAAATTGACCATTGGTGTAATCCCAACCAATACCGCCAGATTCACATAAAACCCAATTGTCAGGCTTAGTGTCAGATGGCTCTGCAATACAGATGTTTACAACTTTTGCGTTTTCAATTACAGCGTAGTTAGCCATGTTTGTTCCTTAATATTCAATGACGATAACGCCTTGTGAGCCACCACCAGTAGAGCCACCACCACCGCCATAGTTACCACTTCCTTGAGAAGAACCAGCACCCCTGCCTCCAGCACCCCAAAAAGAACTTCCACCAGCATTTCTTGCTTCAGCTTCAGCAGGGCCACCATTAGAGCCACCTTGACCAGAAAGTAATAATGCACCAGTTCCAGATGATGAGCCACCACTACCTCCATCATTTCTAGAACCAGCACCACCACCACTTCCTGTATATGTAACGCCACCATAAGTGAATGTAGTGTCCCCACCAGCACCTGATGTTCCACCTCCACCACCAATTGCAATAGTGGCTGTACTTCCAGCAGTTACAGTTAAATATTTAATTGCTGTTCCACCACCGCCTCCAGACCCACGATAACTTGAAGTGTCGTATCCACCACCACCGCCACCAGTTACATAAACTTTAATGAGTGTTTTTCCAGAGGGGACAGTCCAAGTAGTACCACTTGTAAGAACATCCATTGCTGAGAAACCGCCAGATGGGGTAGTCCATGTAGGCGCAGCACCAGAGCCACCAGAAGTTAACACCTGCCCAGAATTACCAGCAGCACTTGTTAAAGTAAGTGCAGTTGTAATGTTAGGGCTTGCTAATACAGGTGCAGTTAGCGTTTTATTTGTCAGGGTTTGGGTTGCCGTAACGCCAGCAACATCAGTAAGTGTATTGCTTCCAAACGCAATAGTTTTATTTGTCAGGGTTTGTGTACCAGTAAAGGTAGCAAACTTAGCATCAGCAGCAGCTTGTGTATAAGTATTGGCTACGCTAAAAGCACCATAAGCAATAATGTCAACAATGTCACCAGCAGTAGCACCAGTTGCTAAAACAATGTTAGTTCCACTTGTGGCTGTAAAGTCAGAAGTTACAACCAACTTCACACCATTCAAGTAAACATCTACAAAGCCTACATCGTAAACAATAGCAAATGTTGTCTGGCTTGCGGTAGCTGTGTAAACCTGTCTAGTAGCTGTTCCATTAACAGCAGAACCAGTAGCCTTCCATGTGCTACCTGTGTACACACGCATCTCATTGGCTGTTGTGTCAAAGTACAAAGCACCAGTAAGGAGAGCATTGCCATCGTTGTCAACAGATGGAGGAGATGATTTAGAACCTAAATATCTGTCATCAAACTGGTCATAAGTATTGGCAGCAGCAGTTGCACTTGCAGCAGCAGCCGTAGCACTCGTAGAGGCATTACCTGCGCTTGTAGAGGCATTGGATGCACTTGTTGAAGCGTTAGATGCAGAAGTCGCAGCAGCAGCAGCACTTGTAGCAGCAGAACTTGTCGAGCCAAACAGGGTGTCAATCTGTGCAATCGTGTAAGCGTCAGCAATACCAAAACCACTCAAGGTAGTAGGATTCGTACCTGCTGTAATGCGTCCATAAGCGTCAGCAGTTACAGACTTGTAAGTTCCAACAGTTACGCCAGAAGTCGCCAAGTCGATATTGTCTGAATTGACAACAATGCGTCCAGAGGATGCTGTACCTACATTAAGTGTGTTACCTGTCTTTGTAAGACCATCACCAGCAGTAATCTGACCTGCGCCAGAGAATTGAGCAAAGGTAATTGGCGTAGTGCCTAAAGTACCACCAGCAGTAATCGTTGAGATGTAACCATTGTTGGCTTGTGTGCCACTCTCGACAAAAGTAAAAGCAGCCACCAGTTCAGCGTAAGTGTCAGCGTCTGTTGTGCGAGTCCATGAACCTGTTGCACATAAGTAAATACCATTGTTGGCAGGTAAGGTCTGGTCTTTAACCAATACTCGGTTACCAGCAACAATCGAGATGCCATCAATAGTTTGTGCGCCAGACAACGTAATGTTTGCAGTAGTAGCTGCAATCACAGAGGCTTTGGCATCAATACCTTGGGCTAGTGCATCTACATAACCCTTGTTGGCAGCGTCAGAATCGTTTACAGGGTTAGCCAAACCAGTAATAGTGGCAGATGTACCAGCATCCATGTCCAACGAGCCAGAGATGGTCACATTGTTGAATGTGGAAGTACCAGAAGCAGCAGTTACGTTACCTGTGACATTGCCTGTCAGGTTACCTGTGACATTACCTGTTACAGCACCTGTGTGAACACCTGCTGTATTACCTGTAACTGCGCCTGTCAATGGGCCAGTAAAGCCTACAGTAGCTGTTACGTTAGTTCCTGTGATTGCTTGGGCAGATGAGCCACCGATTACAGCACCATTGATTGTTCCACCAGTAATTGAAACTGAAGACGATGTGAGTGGGCCTGACACGCCAGCAGTAGCCGTTAAAGTGCCTGTCAGAGTGGATGTACCAGTAACCGCCAAGTTACCGCCTACAGTTACATTGTCGCCAGCAGAACCATCTTGAAAGTTCTTCAACTGAGCCATCAATGTACGAATAGCATTGTTGACTAAACTTGGGGCCATGCCCTCCGCTAAGTTAATACTGTTAATGTCAGTATTGTTGTTAGCGGTACTGCTGTATTCTGAAATCTTGGTCTTTGCCATTATTTACTCCGTTAAATTATTGACCTAGCAGACCGCCAGATAAAAGTTCTTCAAGATATGGATATACCTGTTCAACTAATTGAGAACCTGCTGCTGCGCTAGTTGCTGGAAACAATAAACTGTTTGGCATTGCATTAGGTATTGTCGCACCACGCACCGCTTCTTTGGCTGGCATATTCCTAAATATATCTTTAGCAGTCCCCATTGCATTTTGCAATAAATACTGACCACCTGCTGTAACAGGGTCACCTGTGGCTGCTAATGTTCCACCAGTAGATATTTTTTGTAGCAAGTCGCCCAATCCTCTTGACAACTCATAAGCAGAGCCAGAACGATTGATAGAACCTGCACCAGCAAAGTTTGCTGATAATGGATTATCTGGAGGCAAAATCCTAGACAACTGAGTACGCAAGTCAAACAACTTACCCAAGTCTTCACCATTAAAAACTAAGTCAAGAATTTCACTTCCTTCTTTAGTTGCCTTATCAATCCTTTGGACAACCTTTAAAGGATTAGCAGGGTCACCAGCAGAGCCATTGATAATTTGATAGAACACAGCCTCACGAACTCGATTTACTTCTGGTGAGTCTGCACCATATGCTTTTACAAGTCTATCAATTGTTCTATACGCATTTTGGTTTCCACCAACATCAGCGTTACCAAAAATCTTGTTAACAATTTCTGGAGAAGTTACATCATCGTTTTTAATGATTTGCTCAATAGACCTTCCAGCAGTATCACCACCGAGTCTTTGAGATGGCTCAAATAGTTGACCATATTCTGTACGCTTTGCTCTTGCGTCTTTTAGCTTAGTAACAGCAGCCTCGTCACCCAAGAACTTACCTTGTTGAACCAAGTCATCTAACCATGTGTCAAAAGCCTTAATGGATGTAAGAGCAGCAGCCTTTCTTTCGTCATTGCTTGCAGAGTTTGCAGTTCTTGAAAGAACACGCCTAACTTGCTCTGTCTTCCCCAAAGAGAAAGAATCTTCACCAAACTTTTCTGTAAGTTCACGCAAATACTTAATATTTGCCATCATCTCAGGATACAACTTAGGGTCAAGAATCCTGTCACCAGCTAAAGCAAAATCTGTTGCGTATTGCGCCAATCCATTAAAGTCATCTGGCATAACAGAAAAAGGAACATCCTTCATTTCTTTATATGCTTCATCTACTTCTTTGAGTTTTGCAGATGCTGTCTTACGCAAGTCTTCAGCAAGGGCAGAGCCTTGTTCTTGACGAGTGGTAAATGTTGGTTGAGTTGTTCTACCTGTTTGAGCCTGTAAACGCTCTTGCGCCTCTTTAATGGCTTGGGCTTGTGCCAAGTCAAACTCACGCATGGTAGTAGCAGCTTTGTCACCAGATGCGCCAGCCCTCATACGATACTCACGAGCAAGTTGGTTTACATCACCAGTTTGCTGACCTTTTGTTGTAGGTATTCCAGATGCTTTTGATTCTGCTTTTGCAACAGATGTTGACAATACCGCATCATCATAAAATGACCTACCTGCTTGTTGGCGTAACTTATCCAACTCCATCAGAATGTCAGGTGTCCATCTTGAAGTGTTTAAGCCTTGGTCAATAAAATATTGCTCAACTTCTGGCTTTAGTCTGCCTTGATTGTCTAAAATGCTTTGCTTTTTGCCAAACTTTTTAGCTAAGTTTTCACCAATATTTTGACCAAATCCACCAAACAAAGATGTTGCACCAGCTTGCAAATATGAAGTATCTTTTTCTCCACCAAGTATTTGTGCAAGGTTTTGCATTGAAAGGTCTGTTACACCAGCCGTAGTTCCAGCAACAGTAGCCCTTCTTACAGGTGTAGCCAAAGCACCTTGTGCTAATGCTCTTAATGGAGGAGGTAATACTTGTGAGCCTACTTTAAGCGCACCCATTACTCCACCAGTAGAAACAATATCAGCAATAGATGGGGTCAAAAATTCCGCTACATCTTCACCAGTTAGACCTTGCTTTGTAATTGCGTAATTCTTATCTTTGTATGTGATATATGGAACATAGTTCCCTGCAACAACATCAAACTTAATTTCAGCAGTTGGAAGATTTTTAACAATTGCTTTAGCTTGGTCTAGTGGAGAACCTGCATTTAAAACAGCACCAATAACCGCTTTACCTGCGCCAGCATCTTTTAACAACTGCAAGTAACCAGCCATTTGCCCACGCTCAGATGGCTCAATGCGCTGAGACTTTTCTTTTTGAACCAATACTGATTCAAGCCCTGCAAATGGGTTTCCTGTAACTGGTGTTAATTTAGCCATGCTTAGTCAACCTTAAAATACTTAGGTGTTCCATCAGTATTTACTCCAGACTGAATATAGTAGTTACCATCATCAGCAAGTTTTGCAACTGTTGATTTTTTATTTATCATCACAGTTTTTGATGGAGGCTTCTTAATATCTGCAAATGGATTAGGAACGGCTTTCTCTGGATTTAAACCAAACGCCTTAGCGTAGTCCTTATACATATCAATTGTTTCTGTAACGCCTCTTTGCTGATTAGAAACGTATTGATACGCTTGATTTAACAAGTCTGCTCTTTCGCTTTCTAGCAATGTTTGACCGCTTGCCAGCTTTATAGCCATTCCTTTAAATTTCTCAGGGATAGAACGAGATTGTTTAATCATCTCAATCTCACCTTCACGCACAGTAGATTGTGGGTCAAGAACTTTAAAGAATGTATAGAGCATTGTCGTATCACCCTTTTGAGTCGGGTTTGTGGCAGCGTTATACATTGTTTGATAAGCAGTAGCCGTGTCTTTCGGGCCTTTAAAGTCTTGCCTAATATCGCTTTGTAATTTAAGACCAGCCATTGCTACAGCAGTTGGGTCTTTTAAATCTACAGAAACTTTAGGTGCGCCTTCTCTTTTCAATTCTTTTTGATATTGCATGAAGTTACCTGTGTAACCTTCATTTACAGCCTGTTGAAAGTCTCTGTAATTTGACGTTAAGTTATCTTTTGGTTTACCTTGAACAACAGTTTCAACTTTATTTGTTATTGGGTTTACACGAATAAGACTTGCACCTTCAGCCAATGTAGTAGTTTCACCACCCATAGCCTTTTGAGAAGCAATTAACTCACTCAAGGCTTTACGCCCTTCTACTGAACTCATTAACTGAGGCATTGCTTTTTGCAAATCAAAGCCACCAGCAGTCATGCCTTCGCCTACTTGCTGACCCATTATGTCCTCGCCATAAATCTCTTGAGGCTTAGTTACAGCACCTTGGATAACGCCTTGAATTCGTTGTTGTTCAGCTAGTTGTTGTTGTTCTAACTTACGCTTACGAATCATGTCAGCCAATTGGACATTCTGTAACTGGCTTTGCAATGTGTCTTGCATACCGCCTTTGTAGGCTTTCTGCCCTTGTTGCAATCCTTCAACAATAGACTGACCAGTATTCCCTCCTTGGAATAAACGCCCTGCTAGGGCATACAAGGCTTGTGCTTGTGCGTCTTCACGATTACGAGCAATGTCAGCAGGTGACATACCCAACAGACCCATTGTGTCTGCACCGCTAGTCCCAAAAATGTCTAATAGTCCAGCCATGTTTAATCCCACCAGTTAGAGCCAAGAGCAGGGTAATTAGCGTCAATAGTTCCCATGTTTGTGTTTGTTGGTGAAGAACCAAATGGGTTTAACCAACTTAGGTTAGGTGAACCTAGATTCTTATAAACGCCAGCAGCAGTAGCAGCAGTACCCAATACTTTTTGTAAGGTAGAAGTATCGGCAGCACCAGATGCGGTAGTAGAACCCACACGTCCTAATGGGTTGCCATATACCAATGACATATAGTTTTGCAAGTTCTGTTGTGGTTGGTTTTGCAAGAAGTTGAAACGCTGAATGTCAGCACCCAACTGTTGACCTTGGTAACCTTCACGCAACTGACCAGCTTGCAATAACTGGTTAATGTCTTGGTAATCAGCTTGAGCCAACTGAGGGGCTGCACCGATAGCTTGTTGCTGACGTTGACGCTCTGCCTCGTAGTTCTGATAGGCTAGTTGACCTGCTGTGTTAGTCAAGGCTTGTGCATACTGACCAGATGCTCTATCTTGCAAGTTACCCATAGCACCAGAGCCATAACGCCCTGCTAGGCTAGACTTAGATGCAATGTCACCCAAGGTAGATTTGTATTGTTGTTGAGCAGCTTGTGCAGCAGGGGCAAATGCACCTTGAAAGAAAGGGTTTCCACCTAGATAAGCACCACCCAAAGTTCCCTGTAATTGCTGTTGAGCAAGTCCAGTTAAAGGATTACCAGCCAATGCCCTAGTCTCCATTGCTTGAAGACCTGCTTGTGTAGTCTGCGAGGGTGCTACAAAGGTTTCGCCTGTGTAGTATTGTGGGCCACCAGCTTGGTAAAGCCCTGCACCCTGTTGCAAACCATACGTTAAATATGGAAGAATTGCAGGGTCAACAGTTTGAGTGGTAGTAGTAGCCATCTTTTACTCCTAGAGTTTCGGATTCCAAGATGGGTCATCCACGGAATCCATTATACATAAATTATTAAAATCAACCAATAATTGCATACCGATATGTCTTATTTGCAGTTGAATTGGCAAAGTGGGTAATCGTAGCCGTACCCTGTCCTTGGGAACTAGCGTAAATACCATTAAAAGTAGCACCACCGCCTACTAAATTCATAGTAGCTATGACTGATGGCACAGCAGGTCTTGTCGGGCTTGTGCTTGTCCCAAAATGCTCAATACTTACACCAGTATTTTCAGTTCTCCACACAATCTCAACATAATCATTAGCAGCCATGTCAATAAAGAAATTCAATGCAGCAATGATATGACTTGGGTCACCAGCACTTTTCCTCGGAGGAGGGTGAAATCTACTGTTTGAGTTTGCGATATTTGTTCCATTCTTACGAAACCAAACATCCACATCTTGACCATCGTTTGTGGTGTTCTTAAACTGAATGGAAAACTGTAAGTTGTAGAGTCCTGCGTTTTTTACATTTAACCTAGAACTATTTGATAACGTAATTCCATTAGAGAAGTCGGTTGTATCAAAGGTAATAGGATAAGCAACAGTCGTACTAGCAGCAGTCTGGTCTGT